CGGAAGGCGGTCTGTAAAATTGATGATTTATTTAAACTGACCGGAAATATACCTCTGGTCAGTTATCCGTTATATAACCTTATACCGGAAATTATATCAGACGAAAATTTGGAACGCTCATTTAAGCGTGTCATGGCGAATCTACGAAATGCAGATGCTCGAAATGGGAACAGGGCTATGCCGAAAACTATCATAGACGGTATCGAATGTTCTCCAAGAATGATTCGTTATGTGACAAATAAAGGAAAAATATTTGAAACGTTGAAAAACCAAATTGGTAATGGTACATTCCGTATCAAGAACCTTAAATCATTTCTCACTGAAGATGGCCCGAAAGTAAGAACAGTACAAGCTCCTTCGGTCATAGAACGCATTGGGAGTAATGCTATTATGGAACCGTTGGAAAATCGACTTTCTTCTTTATTGATAAAAACTACCGCTGCTTCCATACAGGGGCGTGGCCCGCATGGGTTGTTTCATCAGATACAAGCTGCAATGGCAGAAAATCCTAATCTCAAATATTACTATCAAAGCGACTACAAAGGATATTATGACAGTATTAATCACGAAACTTTAATTTCTATTATTAAAAGATATGTAGGCGATCCTCTTCTTTTGCCCATTCTTGAAAATTTTGTGAAGGCACTCTATCCTGATGGAGAATGTGGTATCAGTAAGGGATTGCGATCGTCTCAATTCCTCGGTAATCTTTATCACAATGATATTGACCACCGTATGATTGATGTGCATGGAGCAAGATATTACTTTCGATTCTGCGATGACATTTTTATTCTTGGAGAAAGTAAACGCGAGTTGTGGAGGTTACGTGACTGCTTGCACATCGAAGCAGATAAGATGGGGCTTACGATAAAATCAAGTGAGAGAGTTGCCCCTATATCTGCTGGTATGGATGCTCTTGGGT